ACTGCAACTTGCCCTTGTTTGGGTTCGTGTGCGGCTTCCATGTATATAGTCGTGGCGAGACAAAGCAGGGCTTGGTCTATCATAGATAGTCCTCCTTATTTGTTTTTACGAGTTAAGTTATAGCCGAGAGGCTACTAGAATGTGGTAAATCCCACGATGACATTGATTTGTTTCATATTTTTCTCCTTTGATTAGTCTTCGCAACTGCCATTGACACAGGCAACATTGTTTAAGATTTCTTCTTCAAGCGATGCAAGTGCATCTTGTCTCTCAATGTCAAGGGCTTTGTCATTGAGTTCTGCATACATATCTCTTGTATACGGCTCATACCTTATCATCATTCCCGCGTCATGACAAGCGTTTATATAGTCATCAAACAAAAACCTTGACACACTATCTGAGTTTATGCTCAATACTATTGTTATCTTATTGCTCATTGTTTTCTCCTTTGTTTAAATATTCCTTGCCTCTGTTTGTTATGACATAGTTCGGATACACATGACTACCACCATCACCATACTTTATTAAGCGTTTAGTATGTAATAACCCTGCAAGAGTCATATGTATTTTATATTTCACGTTCCATTTATAGTCATCATACTCATCTACCCAATTAGGCTTGAGCATAATTTCTACTAACAACGCTTTAATTTTGTGGTCGTCTGACATAAAACTTCCTCTCACCACGAACCACATCTTCGCAACGCAAGCAGTCGATACACGCATGATCAATCAGTAAGTCTTCGTAATGTCTTTCTTTATACAGACATTGACGGAAAAAGTCTAACTCATGACGCGCCCAATCTATTAAACGACGTTCCACTTCGTAGGGTTTGGTTGGTGATATTTGTTTATACATACGTTCCCAATCTTTATCACTCCAATCTTTCATAATGCTTGTCACTTTGTAACTTTTTAGTTGGTTTGTGACATACTCCTTGACTTGTTTAATGTTCATCTTAATACCATAACTAATAGTAAAAAGACGTTAATGCCGACTGATACGACTGTGCAAAATCTCAAGCGTCTATAATGCTCTTTGTTTATAGGTGTGTATTCACTCATGTAAATTTCCCTATCATAATTTTTATATATTCCTTTAATCTTCATTTTCTATTCTCCCTTTTTGAAGCCCTACGTTATAAAAGACCCATGATGCATAACAAACTAGCACCACAAGTTGAATCATTACATACGTTATATCACTCATTATTCTCTCTCCTTATGTCACAAAGTCATACGTTAATGAACATGTGACGCTGACATAGACCTCATATATAGAAGGCAAACATCAACGTAACTCAATCATTATATCATCAAAGGTGGACTATGTCAACTAAGTTAACGTTCTTTTTGAGGGTGGGTATCGGCTTCTTGATCGTTTCGGTTGCTTATTTTTTAATCAGTTGTTAAGTCTCGCTGACCCTTTTTTACGGTCATGGGTTTTTACTTGGTTAACTTGGTGGTTAACATGTGCCTCTTTTTTAATCAATGGTTGACATTGTTAACGTAATTTTATCAAGTGCTTGATTTGATTGAGAAAGTAGTATTTACTTTGTTAACTTTGTGGGTATAATATTACGTTATAAGTCATTGATTATTAAGTAATAATACGTAACTGTTTACAATGTCCATTGTATCATAACGTGCTAAGTCATTGATTATTCAGTAATAATACATTGTTACGTTAAAAAGCACAGCGCGGGCTGGAAGAGAGGACGGGAAAAAATAAAAAATTAGTATAGCCACGAAGTTAAATAATTTTCAAACTGGGAAGACATATCAAAAGTCACGTAGTAATGTAATATTATAAAATATATATATATAACAAGCACTTGCCTTTTTTTAATCAGTTTTCTAAGTCATTGATTTTGCAGTAATAATACGTTCGGTAGACAAAGTTAACCGAGTTAACTCATTGATTATATTATTTAAATACGTAGTCACGTAATAATACCCCAAAGTCACGTAATAATACAAACACTCACAAACATGTAGCCACGAAGTTAACTTCGTTATAACTCCCCCTCACCTACTCTTTACTATTACGGTCATAGTTTTGTGGCCACAAAATTTGGACAAAAAAAAGGCCCCGATTTCTCAGGGCCTAATTTAACTTAGTTAACTTTGTTTATTGCTTTTTAGCTAACTTTTCAACCGCTTCAAAGTTTTCTTTTGCATAAACTAGGGTCGCTAGGCTTTCCGCGTCCATGCCTTGAACCCAATCTTTTAAAGTTTTTCTAAGTTTAGTTATGCCCTTGCTTTCCGCTTTCGCGTTGGCACTTGCTTCCAACTTAGCGCGCTTTTCAATCTCAGCTTGAATTTTCAAGGCACGCTTCAAACTCTGCGCGTCCCCGTTTTTAGCAAGGGTTATCTTTTCCGCTTGAAGTTTAGCAACGGGCGCGTCCGCAAACTCGGCGCGGGCTTTCGCGTTCGCTTCGGCGGTTCTACTTTTCGCGCGTGGCTTATCTAAGTTAAACGCGGATAGCATTGTTTTTCTAACTTCGGTTAAAAGATTTTGAGCTGATTCAACGCTGATTTTACGGCGCGCCACGATCTCGCGCTCAACGTAGTTAAACTGAGCCGTCCAGTCCTCATACGTTGGCTCAGTCCCTAGCGCACTTGCTAGGCTTTCGGCCGTTGAATAAATTGCTTCCGCTTTTTTAATGCCCGCGTCATAAGCATTGATCGCGCTTGTCACAATCTCATTCAATGATGATTTTGTGACATCAGATAAAACTATTTCCACTTCGCTTGCTTTAGTAATAACACGCTTACTTGCTGATAATGTTTTGTTTTGTTTCATGATATATAGTCCTATAAAGTTAAAAGAAGTTAACGCTTTTCTAACGTCAACACGCTAATTATAGCATAACTGTTGACAATGTCAACTAAAACGACCCCACGCCACCCCCATGACCCATTTTTTAAATAGGAGTCCCATTCCGCTGTATGCAGTGAGACTTGCACAAACGATATGATAATTTTTAAAAATAGAAACCCACCCCCTATCAAAAGAAAAGGGTCATTCAAAAAAATTTTTATAAAAAATTTAAAAAAACGGGTTAAGCGGAGAAGGAGGAACCACACCCACACGTGCTAGTAGCTGTGGGATTTTTTATTTCAAAACCTGAAGTCATTAAAGAAGTGTTATAACTTATAACAGACCCGGTTAGGTATTGCATGCTATGAGCATCTACAAGTAAAGACACTTCATCTTGGTCTACTACAAAGTCATCTTCATTTTGGGTATCATCGAAAGTAAAACCATATTGGAAACCAGAACAACCACCACCAGATACATAGATTCGTAGTTTAAGTCCTATGACATCTTCTACGACTAACAAGTCTTTTATTTTTACTATTGCAGAGCTATCTAGGGTTATCTGGTTCAAATGGCTTTAGGGTCAAAGTTGTAAACTTCAGAGTAGACGTCTTTAATACGCATGAATTTAGCGCCGTGCTGATCAAAGTCATCATCACCTTTAACGTAAAGGTATAAATGAATCATTTCATGAAGGAGGGTTTGGAATATAGTAGTGAAGTGACCACAAGAACCTGAGCTTATTTCAATTGCCATGTCTACCTCGTCAAAGCAACCATATATAGCAGGGTTCTTAATAACACGGAACTTAACTTTAGAAGACTTAGGCATTTTAAATTTGTTAAAAGGTGGTAGCTGACATGCCATGTTGTATAGAATTTCTAGGTTCTTTGAAGTAAGAGTAGTTTTCATAACCTATTGTATCAAAAAAGCACTTGATTAATATAATAATTTCATATATATTGCCCCAATAGCTGCAAATAAATTTCTAGGATGTAAACAGCGACATTTTATGGCATTAAAAATCATACCAGAAACAAATAAACCCCTGCCTGACGACTTTGAGTCAGAAGAACCTACGACTTTTGATAAAAAAGTAAAGATTGCCGCTGCAACAGCTAAAGTGTTAGTAGAAGGCGGTGCAGATATACCTGTTTCATCACAAGAAAAGCAAGAAGCTGCTGAAATATTTAAAGAATTTACAAATCCTGAATCAGAAGCTAAAGGAAACGCAGCAATTACTAAAGCTTTACAAGTTCCTGCTACAGTTCAGCATCTATTTATGATGTTGTCGGATTATGATCATCAAGTTGTACAAGAAGCCGTCCAGTTGAGACGGTTTGTTACAAATAAACTTATAGAAGATGCAGGATTATCAGATCCAAGACACAGATTAAAAGCATTAGAACTATTAGGTAAAATAAGTGATGTAGGTTTGTTCTCAGAGAAGACAGAAATTACAGTTAAGAATTTAAGCCAAGAAGATTTACAAGCACAAATTAAAAATAAACTATTTAAAATTCTTGGTAAGACTGCTGCTATCGATACATCATTTGAAATTATTGATGCTATTAACGTAACAGAAACAAAAGACTAATATGGCTATAGATATAGCAGGAATTACGGATGCTGATTTAGATACAGCATTAGCTAATATAGGTGTGTTACCTCAGCGTGAACAACAGCAGTTGCTTGCTGAATTAAATGAGTTAGAAAAAACTCAAGCGGTTGAAAAAAGACAAGAAACATTTTTAGAATTTATTGATCATGTATATCCAGGATACAAGGTAGGGAATCATCATCGTAGACTTGCTAAAATATTTGAAGAAATTGCTAACGGCAAAAAGAAACGAGTTATTGTTAACATTGCTCCGCGACACGGGAAATCCGAACTCATCTCATATTTGGCACCGGCTTGGTTTTTGGGTAAGTACCCGCACAAAAAGATTATTATGGCATCTCATACAGCTGACCTTGCAGTTAACTTTGGAAGACGCGTTCGTAATCTTGTGGGTAGTGATGCTTATAAAGATGTTTTTCCCGACGTAGAACTACAAGCAGATAGTAAGTCTGCAAGTAGATGGGGAACAAATCATAATGGAGAATACTTTGCTATTGGTGTTGGTGGTGCCCTCGCTGGTCGTGGGGCTGATTTATTTATCATTGACGATCCACACTCGGAGCAAGATGCCAAGTTGGGACGATCGGATGTTTTTTTGCCTGCTTGGGAGTGGTTTCAGTCTGGCCCAATACAACGTCTTATGCCGGGCGGTGCGATTATTGTTGTAATGACTAGGTGGTCTAAGCTAGACTTGACCGGCCAAATAGTTAACCAAATGATAAAGACTGACGGAGTTGACGATTGGGAAGTCGTTGAATTTCCAGCGATTATTGAAGATAAGGACGGCAACGAAGCTTCACTATGGCCTGAGTTCTGGCCACTAGAAGAGTTACAATCTAAAAAAGCTTCACTAGATGTACGGTACTGGAATGCTCAATACTTACAGAACCCAGTCTCAGAAGAAGGTGCATTATTAAAACGTGAATGGTGGAAGATATGGGATAAAGAAGACCCACCAAGTTGCGAATTTACCATCATGTCTCTGGATGCTGCACAAGAAGCTAATAATAGAGCCGATTATAATTCGTTAACTACGTGGGGAGTCTTTTTTAACGAAGAAACCAATAACTATAATATAATACTGCTAAATGCTATTAAGGAAAGACTAGAGTTCCCGGAGTTAAAAGAGTTAGTACTTCGTGAGTACAAGGACTGGGAACCAGATGCACTCATAGTAGAAAAGAAATCTAACGGAGCCGCTCTCTATCAGGAGATGAGGAGGATGGGTATTCCGCTAGGGGAATTTACACCGGGCAAAGGTCAAGATAAGATTAGCCGCGTTAACTCCGTGTCAGATCTCTTTAGATCTGGTATAGTGTGGGCTCCAGATAAACGTTGGGCGCACGAACTGATTGAAGAGTGCAATGACTTTCCAGCAGGTGCTAACGATGACCAAGTGGACTCAACTACGATGGCGTTAATGAGGTTCAGGCAAGGTGGGTTCATTAGATTACCTAATGATGAAGCAGATGAGATTAAAGGGTTCAGAAGTTCTAGGAATAAGTTGTATTTAGTTTAAGGATAAACACATGGCAGATAATGTAGATAAAAGTATATACCAAGCTCCGATGGGATTGGATCAAGATCCACAAAATCCAGAAACGGAAGCGTTAAGTATTGAGATTGAGAATCCAGATTCTGTCACACTAGATGATGGCAGCATGGAGATTACTATTACTCCAGGAAAAGAAGTTGATGATGAGTTTAATGTCAACCTAGCAGAAGAAATGAATGAAGGTCAACTTACTGAGTTATCAGGTGACTTGCTTGGTGAATACGAGGCTGATGTTAATTCAAGGAAAGATTGGCTAACCACCTATGTTGATGGTCTAGAATTATTAGGTCTTAAAGTAGAAGACAGAACAGAACCATGGCCAGGTGCATGTAACGTGTACCATCCACTCATGACTGAAGCGCTAGTGAAGTTCCAAGCAGAAACTATGATGGAGACTTTCCCAGCTGCAGGTCCAGTCAAAACACAAATTGTTGGTAAACAAACTAAAGAAAAAGAAGCAGCAGCAGAACGAGTTAAAGATGATATGAACTATCAGTTAACTGAATGTATGCCAGAGTATCGTCCTGAGCATGAAAGAATGTTATGGGGACTAGGCCTAGCTGGTAATGCGTTTAAGAAAGTTTATTACGATCCATCGTTCGAACGTCAAGTATCTATGTATGTTCCAGCAGAAGATATTGTAGTGCCATACGGTGCGTCAAACTTAGAAACAGCCGAACGTGTTACTCACGTCATGCGTAAAACTAAGAATGAGTTACGTAAACTTATGGTAGCAGGCTTCTACAAAGATGTAGATTTAGGTGACCCGTTCCTAGATGTAGATGAAGCTGAAAAAAAG